TAAATTCAATTATGAAAGAGGACGTGAGTTTGGTGTAGATAGAATGGATAATGCTGAAACTGCTGGAGTTGCATTTGGTAGATTATCTGCTGAATTCACAAGAACTAAAGCAGTACCTGAGGGAGATGCATTTACATTTGCTCAAATTGCTGGAACAAGTGGTATTTCAACTACTACTGGAACTTATGCAAGTGGTACAGATTGGCTAAATGCATTAGTAGTAGCACAAACTCAAATGGACAATGATGAAGTACCTGCTGAAAACAGAATCCTTTATATCACACCAGATGGATATAATTCAATTCATGCAGTAGATACTACTAAATCTCGTGAAGTGTTAGCTTCATTCAGCAAAATTGTAAAAGTACCTCAAACTCGTTTCTATACAAAAATAGATTTAGCAGATGGAACAACTTCAGGACAAGAAGCAGGAGGATATGCAAAAGCAAGTGCTGGTAGTGATATTAACTTCTTAATTGTACATAAACCTGCAGTAATTAAATATCCAAGAATTTTAGTAAATAAAATTGTAAGTCCAGATGACAACCAAACTGATGATAAATGGTTATTCTTCTACAGAGCTTATGGTTTAGTAGATGTATATGAAAACAAAACAGCTGGTGTATATCTAAGTTCAAAAACTGGAACAGCATCAGTTTAGTAAAAAGTAAAGGAGGTCAACTATGATAAATTATGCTGATTATGAATTTTATTCAAATACATATAAAGGCTCATTATCAGGAGACCTCTTTAATTCTTTAATTGTAAAAGCAAGTCGAGAAATTGACACTTATGTGAATAGAGAAATTAAAGAAGTCGACTTGAATAATGAAAAAAATAATTTTGGTTATAAAATCAAATATACTACTTGTTTATTATTAGATTATTTAAATAATCAATATCAATCAAATGGAGCAATTCAAAGTATCTCAATAGATGGTGTAAGTAAAACTATGAAAAGTTCAAGCGACATAGAAAATGATAAAAGAAATATAATTAAAAACTTACCACAAGAACTAACGAGGTACTTATAATGGATTTTCCTAAGCAAGAAATAACACTATATCATAAAGATACAGATAATAAAGTCTATGTTAGATATTCATTAATAGCAAGTTTTAGAAATACATCAATACAAAATCGTAACAGAACAGGAGTTAGTTCGACAGATAAAGCATTAATAAGAGTATTTGCTAGAGATTGTAATTTAGATACTTATGAAGTAGAAAAAGGAGATTTAATAGTAAATAAAAGAGTTAATGATGAAATAAGTTATGATAAAGGATTAACAGAGTTACGAAACAAATATGGTGAATCAAACACTTATAAAATAAATAGTGTAGATAGATTTGTTTTTTCAGAAGAACTAGATCACATCAAATTAGGAGCAATATAATGACTACTAAAGTTGAATTTAAACCAGTAGCACCAAGTGTATTATTAAATAGACTAGGACTACAACAAAGAGGTCAAGTTCAAAAATACTTTGATACAATGGTTGCTAGAAATTTACAACCTTATGTTTCATATAAAAGTGGTACTCAAGAAAGGTCTATTCTTACATCTTTAGTAGCAGGAAGTGGAGAAGTACATATAGATGTACCATATGCAGAAATACAAGCATATTCTAGGCGAATAAAGAAAAGAGTAGGTAAAAGAGGAACAAGACCATTTGAAAGAATGGTAGCAGATCGTAAGGATTATATGTTAAACGAATTAGCAATAGAATGCAGGAGAGTGAGTAAATGAATACAACTGATAGTATAACTCAAGCAATTAATGACTGGTTATTAACAAGACCATTAATAAGTGATAATTATGATATAGATATAGAAGAACTTCCAGATGGTACAAAAATGTTGGCATTGCAACGAAGCGGTGTGGAACTAATAAAAAGGTATTATCAAGGAAGAAAAGAAGAATATCAGTACATGCTATTTTTGAAAGAAGATAGTGAAGGAGATGAAACTAAAATTGCTAACTTTAATTGGTTAGATGATTTAGTAGATGATATATATAATCAAGTAGAAAATAGAAACTTCCCACAAATAGAGGGAAAACAAGTAACAAGTATGAGATGTGCTAATCAAATTACTTATGAAGTTAGTGAAGATGGAACAATAAGTAATTATGCAGTACAATTATATTTTACAATAACAAGTTTTTAAAGGAGGAATAAAACATGGAAAAAGAAATCATGGCTTATGATGAAGCTAGATATATTGATGTTGCTGGTTATGGTGCTAGTACAACAGACATTCAACTTTTAAATGTTGGTTTCAATAAATTTGATGAAAAGTCAAATCCAATTGAAAAATCAACTCAATATGTTGGAGATAAATCAAAAACAAATAAAGTAACAGGATATGACAATCAATTTGATATTGATTTTGATAGAATTAAAAATGATAAAGTAAATGATTATTGTTATGATATATTTTTAAACAGAAAAACTGGAACTGATGCTGAAACTTATTTATATTTAGTAGATTTAGCAGATTCAACTGCTCAAAATACATATAGTGCAAGAAAGATTAGAGTATCAACAGTAATTGAGTCTGCTACTAACAATCCAGGAGAAAGCAAATTATGTAGTGGTTCATTAAAAGGTGTTGGAGATTTCGTATATGGAACATTTAACACTTCAACAAAAACATTTACAGAAACAATATAATTAAAGATAGTATTAAAACATATTAATTAAAGTCATAAATGGAGGAAAAAATGAGAATAGGTTATGAGAATACTGATAAAAAAATAGAAATAGAGATTTATGGATTAAAATTTGAAATAAAAAATGTAGAAAAAATAAAAGATTATGAAAATGTTGAAGATGATGATTTGAATGGATTAGAAAAAGTGATAGAAACTCTTTTAGGAGAAAATTCTATAAATAAATTAAACGAACAAAGAAAAAAAGATGGATACGAAAAAATAGATAGTACTGTTGCATTAAATATATTAATTGGAATAAGTCAAACATATATGAATGAATATACTAATAACATAATGCAACCACTAGAAAAGAATGTAGATAGAATAAATAATTTTAATAGAAAAGCAAAAAGATATAATAACAGAAATAATAGAGGAAGATATGGCAGATATTAATATGTTTCAAAAACTACCTTATTATGTATATTTACAAGGAAAAAAATATAAAATAAATGTAGATTTTAGGCATATTATACAAATCGAGAAAAAAATTAAGGATAGAAGTGTAACTGATACAGAAAAAATATGCTGGTGTCTAGAACATTTCTATCCCTTTTTTTATAAAAAGAGTAGATATATAATTTATACAAATCCTAAACTCTTTAAAGAAGCATTTGAGAAGTTTAAATGGTTCTATAAGTGTGGTAGAGAAGATTATCATAAACAAAGTTCTGGAGGGCAAAATAACGGTTCTAGGGACTTATTAAGTTATGAATATGATGATGAATATATTTGGGGTGCTTTTAATCAAAATTTTTACAATGATGATGGAAAACCTGTAGATTTAACAAAAGATAAAATTCATTGGTGGAAGTTTAAAGCAATGTTAAAATCACTTTATAAAACTAGAATAAATGAAATACAAAGTTATCGTAGTTATACTGGTGATGATAAAGAAATGAAAGAATTAAAGAGTTTTTGGGAACTTCCTTTAGACAAAGAGGAACAAGAAAGACTTGATAAATTGTATGATATGTTGAAATAGAAAGGAAATAATATGGCAGTAGCAGGAACATTAACATATAAAACAGAATTAGATACAAGTGGCATTCAAAAAAGTGGTAGTACAGTAAAATCTATTATAGCTGGCTTAGGAATAACTAAATTAATATCATCTGCTATGAATACAATAAAAAATTCAACTGATGATGCTATAAAAAGAGTTGATACATTAAACAACTTTCCTAAGGTTATGAAAAGTTTAGGAATATCAAGTAAAGATGCCGATAAATCAATAAAAACATTAAGTGATAAATTATCTGGACTTCCAACAACTCTAGACCAAGGAGCAAGTGCTGTTCAAAGATTTACTGCATTTAATGGTGATGTAAAAAAATCAACAGACATATTTTTAGCAGTTAATAATGCAATATTGGCTGGTGGTGCAAATGCTGAAGCACAAGCGTCAGCGATGGAGCAATTAACACAAGCATATACAAAAGGAAAACCTGAAGCTAATGATTGGAAAATTTTAATGCAGGCAATGCCAGCTCAATTAAAACAAGTAGCTAATACAATGGGTTATACATCAACAGCAATTGGTGGAGATTTCTATGAAGCATTGCAAAAAGGTGATGTGTCCATGGATGATTTTATGGGTACAATCGTACAACTTAATGAAAAAGGTGGAAAAGGATTTGATAGTTTCACAAAACAAGCAAAAGTAGGAACAGAAGGTATAGGGACATCAATAAAAGTAGCAAAAACTCAAGTTGTTAAAGGCATTGCTGATATAATAAAAGGATTAAACGATGGATTAGCACAAGCAAATCTACCAAGTATTAGTGAAATAATTTCAATGGTTGGTAAAAAAGCAAAAGAAGTATTAGATGTATTTGCAAAAAATTTACCAAATATTATAAAATTTATGAGTAATTTATATAAAACTATTGTTGATATTGCACCTTATTTAGTAACGATAGGTGCTATAATAGCAGCTTGGAAAGTAGGAAAAACAATTCAAAGCATTGTCCAAGGATTTCAAGCAGCAAAAGTTACCTTATCTTTATTTACGCTTGAAACAAATGGAGCTTCTATTGCAACAGGAGTTATGAATGGAACACTTAAATTAAGTGAGGGTTTAGTTGCTTTACTAACAGGAAAAATGACATTAGCTCAATTAGCACAAGCTGGTATGGCAAAAGCACAAGCAGTATTAAATGCAGTTATGTCTGCTAATCCTATTGCTTTAGTTGTAGTTGCAATAGTTGCGTTGATAGCAGCATTTGTTCTTTTATGGAATAAATCAGAAGCATTTAGAAATTTTTGGATTAATCTTTGGGATGGTATAAAAAATATCACAAGTAAAGCAATCGAAGGTATAAAAAACTTTTTTACAGGTATTATAGATTTTGTAAAAAATAATTGGAAAGGATTATTATTATTAATAGTTAATCCATTTGCTGGAGCTTTTAAATTACTTTATGATAATGTAGGTGGTTTTAGAAAATTTATAGATGATTTTGTTAAAAATGTTATTTCTTTCTTTCAACAATTACCTCAAAAAGTTGGAGAATTTATAAGAAATACAATAACATTTTTTGATGAATTACCAGAAAGAATTGGTTTCTTTATAGGTCAAGTTATAGGATATATGGTTAAATTTGGTATTGATGCATATAATTGGGTAACAACAGAAGTACCAAAAATTATTGAAGGAATTATTACTTTCTTTGAGGAATTACCTGGCAAAATTTGGAGTTTTTTAGTAGAAGTAACAACAAAAATTTATGAGTGGGGTAAAGAAATGGTTAACAAAGCCATTGAAATAGGAAGCAAATTTATAGAAAACACCATTCGATTTTATATAGAATTACCTGGCAAAATTTGGAATTTATTAAAAATGGTTGTTACTAATGTAATAAATTGGGGAAAAGATTTAGTAAGAAGAGGAAAAGAAGCTTCAATTAATTTATTTAATGCTATTGTAAATACTATCAAAAATTTGCCAAGTCAAATGTTCAATATTGGGAAAAATATTGTGCAAGGAATATGGAATGGTATTAATAATGCCAAAAATTGGATATTAAATAAAATTAAGGCATTTGGTCGATCAATAGTAAAAGGATTTCAAAGTGTATGGTCTATTCATTCACCATCAAGAGTTATGAAAGATGAAGTCGGTCAATGGTTACCAAAAGGTATAGCAGTAGGTATTGAAGCAAATACTGATAGTGTAGAAAATGCAATGAAAGATATGTATAAAGAGATGGATAGAACGATAAAAATGGAAAACAATAAATTAAATATTGATGCTATAAGTGGAAATATATATAATAAATCATTCTATCAAACACCAGTATCAATAGACTTGAATGCAAATGTTGAGATGGATAGTCAAAAAGTAGGTAGATTAGTTACACCAAGTGTTACAAAAACTATTAAAAATGGTGGTGGTATTTAATGATAAGATTAAAAATATTAAATTCTTATTACAAAATCATTGATGGATATACAATTAATGAATCAAGTAGAGAAGTAAAGTTTAGTAATATAAAAATAGATTTTACTAATAAGACAATTTTAGATTTACCAAGAAAATATCAGGAAGTACAAGTTGTCGATATAGACCAAAATAATAACACTGAGATTATATTCACAGGATATATCAACAACTTTGTCTTACCTAAAATGAAAAATAAAAATGAATATAGAGAATTAGAAATAGAATTATTAACACCATTGGCAATGGCAACAATAAGAACTGCTGATGCGGTTGGAACTTATGATTTAAAAACTTTAATAAGAGAAATAATAAGACCTTTGATTTATGATGGATTTGTTCTTAAATCACTTAATGTAGGAGAAAATCAAATAACAGTTAATTTTCTTAATGAAACAATAGAAAGTTCTTTAAATAAATTATCAAATAAATATAATTTGTGGTGGTATATAGATGAAAATAAAAATATCTATGTAAATGAAATAAATTATTTAATGAGTTTAAATCCTAAAATGATATATGATGATGATAATAAAATTAATGGACTTATTGATTTAGTACCAAGTATAGATGCAACAGATTATTGCAATGTAGTTAATTTTACAAATGTTAGATTATATGTTGAATCATATTATGATTCAGAAGAAAGCGAGGGTTTTTATCCACTTTTTAGCCCAAGAACAATAAAAAATGGAGATGAAATAGTATTTAATCAACCTTTTGATATATCAGAAAAAGCAGCATACATGATGGGAGAAGATAATTATTTTAGAACTAAAAATGTATTCTACTTATTTGGTAAGAAGAATAATTCAAATACAGAAAGTTTGTTAATTGATCTTAGATACCTTGAAGGAAATTTTATGTATGATGATAATGTGACATTTAGTGATAGTTATTCTGAAGAAAGCGAGTGGGTGTTAGTAAGAGATTCATTCTTTAAAAATTTAATTGTTGGTCTTAAATATAATGGTAACGATTCAATTGAAATTACAAGTGCTTCTTCATATACTTCACTTGTTTGGGCAAATGTAAAAATACAAAATCAAGCAGAAATCAATAAAAGTAAAAACATCGTTAGTGCTACAGGTATCGTTGAAAGAAAAGTCGATATGAATGAGCAGTGGAAAACATATAAGGAACTTATAAAAATAGCAGATTCTTATATAAAAACAGATCCATCAAAAGTAGATACAGTAAAAATAAAAGTAGATGAAAAAATCGATTTATCAATAGGAGATACAATAAAAATAGATAAAGAAGATTTTCTTATAAATGATTTGTATATAGTAACTGATAAAACATCTGTTTTAGATGGAAATTATAAAAATTGGGAATACACTTTGAAAAATACTAATATTTTAGATAACTATGTAGATTTGTTTAGAGCAAAAGAACAAGAAATAACTGAAAAAACAATTAATTTAGTTACTTCTGATTATATAGAAGAAGAAATTATTGAAAAATATGAGGTGAGTATTAATGAAAGTTAAAAACGAATATGTTCAAATAAAAATGGGTAATAAAATTTGGACACATAAAAATATGATACTTAATGAATACTTAGAAAGACTTTTTAAATCTCAGACAGAAACAATATACGAACCTTGCTATGTTACAAAATGTTACATAAAATTAGATGAACCATTAGAAAATGTTGATTATGATAGTAAAATATATGCAAGTGATTTTGATATTTCAATATCAGGAGCAACACCAACTGAAACTTGGTTAAAGACAAGAATAACAACAAATAAAAATTATATTAAAATAAACTATATTTTTGACACTTCTGGTACTTACAAAATAAAAGGTGATAATTTAAAACATAGAGCATCTATATTAAATAAATATGCAAATAGAAAAATTGCAGCAATTGGTTTTGGTAGTTTTAATGAAGAAGAACCACTTTTAGCATATTTAGATACATCTAATATGAATATAATAATTAATTATAATGAAAACTTCACGATATCAAGATTAGATACTTTAAAAAGTGATGGATATTGTGTCGGATATGATTTTCCTTTGCATTTTGCAAACGATTTACTTAGAAATAATCACGAAATGACATTTAC